AGCATTATTAATGCTGCCGTCGCGATACAAGCCGCACGCACATTAGGTTATCCAGTGCGAATCTTGGTTATGGGTGACGATGTGCTCGTCGCCAGCCAAGCTAAAATAGATGGCGAAAAATTTTCAGCCATTGAAAAGCAATGCGGCATCACCCCGGAATATGCTGTGTTCCAGGACCCCCTTAAGGTGACATTTGTATCCCAGTGGTTTTACCCCACTGGTCGGGCCGACCATAGATATTTCACCGGCCCTAAACCTGGGCGTATATTGGGTAAATTGTGTTGGAGCGTTACAAAAATACGGGAGGTAGACCGTAAGGCGTGGGTGCATTCTGTTGTCATGGGCCTTTGGTCCATTTGTCAGCATATTCCGGTCATTCGCGCCTTTCTTGAGCGCATTGATGACCTGGCTGACACGGAGCGGATAGTAGTGACGCAAAAGTACGATAAATACTTTCGTTGTGCTGTGCAGGTTGATGACGAAACAGTCATGGATGCGTTTTGCGACAGATATTCAATAAGTCGTTCAGAGGTGTACGAGCTGGAGGATTATTTGCGAGGCATTCCCGATCTCATGGTTTACCTCGCACATCCTCTGATAGACCACATTATATCCGTGGATACTGCTGACCCTGCTGAGCGATTTAGCGCCGCTGGAGTTTTACACTGGGCTTAGTAAACTCTACCGCTATCGCAATTCGTTGGTGACATTCGTTAAAATAAGAGACCAATTCTGCCGTTCGCTACTACAAAATCACATTCCTACATTAAATGTCACGTCGTGGCAGATCCAGAACCCCACGCCCACCCCGCTCCCGTTCCCGCGCCAATACCCCCGCTTCAAGAGTCACGGTTGCAGTTACTGCGCCGAAGAGCTCTAGCACGCGCTTCCGCTCGCGCCCGCGATCCATACGTACGGTTAGTACAGCAAGAGCCGTTCTGCCCCCTAGGGCGATCGGTGTCTCACGAGCTGAAACAGGACTCGCTCGTGGAGCTTCCATTATCAAAGGCAACACCGGACAGCCCAGGCAAGTGTCAATGCCTGATGGTTCGATTGTCGTCACCCACACCGAACAACTCTCTGACCTTACTGCGTTAGTTGCAAGTACCCCCCGATTCACAGTGTCTGACTATTATGGGATTAATCCCGGAACGTCAAATTTGTTTCCTTGGTTGTCTAACATTAGTAAGAATTTCCAAATGTATCAATTCTTGACCTTGAAGTTTACTTACATTGGCTTTCAACCCGCGACACAATCAGGAGCGGTTTACTTAGCTATGGATTACAATCCTACTGCTTTGCAACCAGCCACTTCTCTTGAGTTGACCAGTAATCGTACGTTTTCGGAGTGCAAGGTTTGGGAAGCTGTGTCCATGTCAGCGTCTCCTGTAGCTGACTCACAAATCCGCAAGCGTTACATTTTGCGCACTACTGACGGCAGGCAAATACCTGCGGGCATCATCAATGGCCAACCAGTTAGTTCACATGACTATTTTCTCTCTAATTATATCGCAGCTTATAAAGGCGTTAGCCTAGCAGCTGATTCTTTATTGGGTGAAGTCTATGTCACATACTCGGTTCGGCTTTTCGTGCCTGTATACCCTCCACCCTCTAATAGTGCCCAGGGTTATTTTACAGTCTTGAAGACGCTAAGCGCTGAAATCATTACTGATCCCAACAATGGTGGGTCTAATTCCGGCACAGCAGCTCATGTTATTAGTGTCTCGTCTGGCTTATCGGATTCGGGTGATTTTGGAGGCTTGACTGACAATGCCATTGCTACCACAGCAGGATATGACGGACCCTCCTTTGGCGAAATGCCATTCGAGGTAATAGCTGCTGACACTTTAGCAGCAGCGCAGCATCCAGCGTGGACTGGTGCTACTGACGCCATTCGATTTCGGCGCGCTGGGTTTTACCACATTAAGTTTTACTCTAACTACCCTGAGAGCTCATCTTTCAACGCATCCATGGGGCCAGGCATGTATAATGCCGCTGACAACGCCAATTCCAAC